ATTTGTATTATAATTATATATATATTTACAAACATAAACTTTAAAACTATTATTATGAATACATTTAGTATTACATTTAAAACAGAGCAAAATCTTAAAACAACAATAGATATAAGCTTAAACTTACATTCAGTACAATCAGTCAAAGAGTGGTTTGAAGATATAATAGGAAAAACTGCATTATCAATAACTAAACATTAATAACTAAAAATAAATACAATGTCAAAGACAATAAACTATACAACTAGAACTTTTTACGTACCAGCTGAGAGGATGGACACACTACTAGAGTTCCAGGAAAAATGCAGAGCTAACGGTCACAAATCTTATAGCTCAGTAATGTTAAAATTAATGGAGGATTACAATAAAAATAATTAAGTATGGAGTCTAATATATACTATAATTCACACAATGATTATTTAGAACACTGGGAACGTCACGAAAGACATAACTTTCTAAGCCAAAGATTACTTAATATTATTATACAGGCTAACTGGAATAAAAGAGTAATATGTAGATTTTATCTCACTAGTAATGACGTAGAAATTCACCAAAATAGGTTTGGTAGATATATAGCAATAGTAGAGACTATAGCTAAAGAAATGAAACAACTAAACATTAATTACAACGAAAAAAGAATAATTAAGATAATTGATATACTAACTAAAATACAACACTATGACAACTAATAGACTAAAGACTGTAGACATAAAAGGAAAATCTTATGTAACGGTTAACGAAAGGATTAAATACTTTAGAGAAAAATTTACAGGTTATTGCTTAACCTCAGAAATAACTCATATAAACGATAACGGTGTCATAATACGCTCTACTATAATCAATGACAAAGGAGTAGAGGTCGCTAGTGGGTACGCTCACGAAAAGCAGAACTCTAGTTTTATTAATAAGACTTCATTTATAGAAAACTGTGAGACTAGTAGCTGGGGTAGATGCTTAGCTAATTTCGGAATAGGAGTAGATAGTAATGTAGCTAGTGCTGACGAGGTCGCTAACGCAATTAAAAACCAATAATATGACAATATTTGACCACATAGAAAACATAAAAAATCAATGCGAAATGCTTTTAAAAGAATTAGAAAAGGAGCGTTCTGCTTATGACTACTGGATAGAAGATAATAAGAAAGAACAAAACGAATTTTTAGAAGATTTATATACTGATATAGACGCTAAAAAATTATACAACAAAATAAACAAAAAAGAAGATGACACTATTTAAAATAAGATGTTCGGCTATTGGTCAGATTATGACTAACCCTAGAACAAAGAAAGAATACTTATCTAAGACTACTGCTAGCTATTGCGAGGAGTGGCTTAAAGAACAAATCTACGGACGTAAAAAAGAATTTACTAGTAAATACACTGACAAAGGTAATATAGTAGAGCAAAGCTCTTTAGACTTTGTAGCTAGTGAGTTGGGTTATGGTAGCTTAGCTAAGAATGAAGAGTCTTTTGAGAATGACTTTTTGACTGGTACTCCAGACGCAATACTAGAAGATCATATTATAGACGTTAAAAATAGCTGGGACTGTTTTACATTTCCTTTATTCTTTAATAACATTCCTAACAAATCCTACTACTGGCAAGCTCAAGGCTACCTAGCTTTAACTGGATTAGATTACTATAAGTTAATCTATACGCTTATGGACACTCCAGACGAGCTAATTAAAAAAGAATACTTTAATAGTAATTTAGACTATGATACATTTGCTAAACAGTATAAGTATTCTAGTATTGACCCTAAGTATAGAATTAAGGTATTTGAAATAGATAGAAACGAAGACGATATAGACGAGATTTACACTAGAGTAGTAGAGTGTAGAGAGTACATTAACAACTTAAACCAATAACAATGAGTATATATAACCAAATTTTCGATACTTATCGAATAGAACAAAAAAAAATAAAAGATGCTGTAGAACTATTAGAAAAAAATAGCTATATAGTAATGACTAAGGAAGATTATTCTAAACTAAACAACAAATAAAATGAAAAATACAACAATAGACAACGAACTAAAACGAGGAGTTTTTAAGCCTTATTATTTGATTAGTGATTTAAAACCAGCTAAAGTAAATAGAGACTTATACAGCAAACACGCTGAGAACTTTAAAAATAAATTAAAACAAAATGACTGGCTATCACCTGTTATAATTTCCAACAAAGGAGATGTAATAGAAGGACACCATAGAATTGAATCCGCTAAGTTACTAGGACAGTCAACAGTCCCAGCTTATATAGTCAGCTGGGTTAATACTAGCGTAGAGAAAGACCACTTAAATTGTATTATAAGCCTTAACAATGGTAACAGAGCCTGGAATACTTTAGACTTTTTAAAAGCATTTGCTAGAAAAAACGAAGACTATAAAATAGTATATGATTCTTACAAAGCTAATTCTAATAATATTACTGTAGGTAATATAGTAAACTGTTATTTTAATTATAGACCAGGTAATAAAAATATTTTTAAAAAGGGATTAGCTAAAATTAAAGATAAAAATTTTGGAGATTATTTAGTAAATAAATTTTCTTACCTAAATAAAGAATACGGTAAAAGCAAAATAGCCGCCTATTGTGTTAGGGAGTTAATTAGTGTAGCTTATATTAAAGCTAATAAAGATAAAAAAACTTTAAATTTTTTATTTAAAAAATATGAGGAGATGGCTAAAACAGACCACCCCTCAATAACATCTATAAACAAATTTAAGCCTTTAATGGAATTATATTTAAATGAGTATAATATGATAATTACAAATAAATAAATAAAAATGGAAAAACAAAAAACAGTATACTGCGGTGGCGGTAATAAAAGAAACGAAAACTGGTTAACAGTTACAGTACATATAGACAAAGCAAAAGAACATATTTTTGACTATAAAGGAAATAAGTATCTAAAGCTAAATATAAATGTTAAGGACCAGGCGGACCAATACGGGAAAGACGTTAGTCTAAGCGTTAACACTTACCAGCCAGAAAAGGAGCAAACACAACAGAAAGTAGCTGCTCCAGTAGAAGAGTCTGACGATTTACCCTTTTAGAGTTAATTATATAATTAATGAATTTAAAAAAAACGGTATAATTTTTAATAAATGAAAGCGCAATATAGATACGACCATATGCTAGGAGATAAGGAAAAAAACCTTATCTCCATTTTATTAGCTAAAGGAAAAAACCTAGACTATATCTCAAATCGTTTTGGATTATCTAAAACTTTTATAAAAAATAATCTATGTCATAAAAATAGAATTTACTCTATTTGTCTAGGCAGTAAAAAAACTGCTTACTACGATAATGAGATGTTATACGGAGCTTTAGAAATAAGCTATAATTTTGAAGATTTAAACGCTAAAGAAATAGAGGCTTATAATAATTACAAAGAAAAAAACGTAGCTTATTATGACATCTAATTTAACTGAAGAGAAAAAAGTATTATTATCAATTGACTATTTTAATAATAAATATAATCTGAATTTAGTTAAAACAGTAAATCAGTATGAAATTTGGGACGCTGAAGACAAAGAAAATATAATAGAATTTAAGTTTAGAAATAAATATTATGAGAATAAATACATTCAAATAGATAAATTTTTAAGGTTAATTATGGCAGCTGAGTACTATTCTAAAACACCCTACTATTGTGTAAAAGACGAGAAAGGATATTTTTTTTATAACTTAGAAGAGCAAAGAACAAACCTTTTAGAGTCTAAAATTATAACACAAAAAGTAAGTTATCAAACTGACTTTAGTAAAAACAACAAAATAAATAAATATTTTTATCAATTAAAACCAACACAACAAACACAATTAAATGAGCGAAGAACTACCTTACTTTAAATTTTTTCCTAGTCAGTGGATAGGGGGAGAGATAAACTACCTATCTAAAGAAGACAAAGGAGCTTTTATAGATGCTGTATGCCACTACTGGAATAAAGATTGTAAATTGACTTACACTAAATTAGCTAGACGAATAGGGCAAAAGTCACTAGACACCCTACTAGAAGAGGAGCTAATACAAAAAAAGGGTAACCAAATTAAAATAAAATTTTTAGATAAACAATATAACGAACGAAAAGAACAATATATTAAGAGAGTTGAAGCTGCTAAGAAGTCTAAAAAGACTAAAGTAAAAACTAATGACCCTTATTTATCTACTAGTAGTATCAATAACTTTATAAAAGCACAAAGCAATGATACTTGAAAAGGAGGAGCAACTAAAATATTTATACGCTTTTAAAGAGGGTAAAATTAAAAGAGGACTAGGTATAGGTAACGAATTAGATAACTGGGTATTATATAAAAGAGGTAGCTTTTCGATTATA